GCCGAATTCGATAGGTCTGCGTGCCGCTGGCCGCGACGATCTGGATGATGTCGCCGGTACCTGCCGTCGTCGCCCATCCCGCAGCGACCTTTCCACGGCGCGTCGCCAGGATGATGTCGCCAGGCGCTAGCGTCCAGGTGTCGTTGATGTTGCCGAAACCGAGCTGCACCGAATTGGGGTCGTTGCCGATCGTAATGTTGGCCGTATTGTTCTCATCGGCCTCAACAAAGATCAGAGCCACCCGCGCCGGGTTGATCGTGTCGCCCCAGACAGGATCAATCATCGTCTCCAAATCAATGTCGACCGGCGTCGACGTAACCGTGTTCGAATCGCGCCAGTATTGATCGGCTTGGTCCTCGCCCGTGCCATCAGCGAATGTGAAGCGGAATCGATCCGTATAGTTGTCTTTCGGAGCGCCTATATCGACGGATTTGCTGCGCGTGACGCCCAGCTCGACGAGAACGGAGATTTCCTGGCTCATGCTTCACCAACGGCCTCAATGGCTATGAATGACGTGAAGTAGTGCTGCGCAGTACTGATGGAGAACGACATCGGCTCTAGCAGTCTGGCGGTCATCTGCGGATCCGTGACATCGAGAATCGCGTTGTCGGCCGGAGACTCTCGTAGCGGCGGCATGATGTCGAGCGTCGCGTTGCCGCTGCCATCGCTGTTGGCGTCCGCCGTAACAGCGTAAAGATTGCTTTCCAACAAGAAGTAATCCATCGCCCTGATGATCGGCGATTGTCCCGCAGTCCAGCCGTCTGTAATCAGGACGACACCTTCTTGGCTGGTCCCATTCACCCGCGGCGTGCCGCCTACACCGCCTCTTGCCGTGCCACCCGCTCCTGCTGGGAGGCTCAAAAGGAACGTTCCGAGCGTTCCCTTCAGACGCAGGAAGAATGCTTGCCAGTCAGCCGCCTGCGCCCGCGTCATCGGCGGCAAAGAGCACTCGAATACCCAGGCGAATCCGAGCCAGTCATAGGCGCGGACGCGCTTGGAGAAGACCGAGCGCGTCGTGGCGATCGCAAACTCCGGCCGCCAGACCATGTCGCTGAATTCCGGCGTCGATGGATGCGCTAGCGGGTAAACTATGCTCACCGGCCGATGCTCCTATAGCGCCCAACCGTGCGGTTCGCCTGGCGCTGCACCTCGCCCGCGCTGGCCTTGACGATGCCCGGCATCCGGCGCGCGAAGTACCGATCAAGCTTCGCCTCGTCGGCGTCGCCTTCGATGATGATGGTATAGCTCGTGCCGCCGCCGCCCATCTCGTGGTTCGGTACGATCCGCCCACTGGCGCCCGGCACGAACAGCTCCGGCCCGCGCTCGCCGACCACAGTCGCTCGGTCCGCCGCGACCGGGCCTCCGGCCGCGTTGAATTGAATACCATCAGACGCGATGTTGCTGCCCAGCGCGCCGATGATATCGATGATGCCGCCGGAGAGAGACCCATTTTCGAACTTGAAGGAGAGCAACTGTTGCAGGATGGAAAACAGAACATCGGACCAACTTGACGTGCCGTTGATCAGCCCCGCGAGTTCATTCGCGATCCGGTCCATCTGATCGCCGACATTCTTCCAGCGCTCCTCCTGCTCCTTCATCAGGTCATTCATCGCCTCGGCTTCGGCTTCCAGTCGCTTGCGCACGAGGTCGATGGACGCTGCGTTGTTCGCTTCCTGAATCCGCTTTTCCTCGGCGGCGATTTCCTTCCTCGTCTTGGCACGCTGATTCAGCAGCCAGTTGCCGAATTGCTCCTCACTGGTCTTCCGCTCTTGGATAGCCCTCTCGTGAGCTTCGCGTTCGGCTCCGGTCGGGCCAAAGATGCCCTGCAAAATCTTCGTGTTCAGTTCATCGATCTGGTCGCCGAGATTCTCGATTTCTTGTGCGTAGGACGCGGCCAAATCTCTCGCCGTCTTAGCCCCGACCGGGTCGGACATGACATCGAACTGACCCGCCTGGCGCAGCGCCTGCTCAGAGATCGCCGTGATCTCTGCGAGCCGGCGTTCCTGGACAGCAAGAGTGCCCTGAGCGATGTCCAACGCTTCTTGCCGCTTCGCGGCGGCGTTGGCCTCCGAGTTTTCTTTCGACGTGCGGAGGACTTCATTCAGACCATCGATCGCAGTCTTATAGAGGGCGGCTTCATCCTTGGCCGCCTTCATAGCGTCCTGAAAGGCGGCCGTCTTCTCGGCTGCCGTCTGCGCGCCCGAGCCAAACAGGTCGACCTGGAGAACCACAGCCCCTAGAACGGCCGCAGCCGCGCCGATGACGGCGCCCCACGGGCCAAACGCGCCGAGGAACTGCGGCAGCTGTTGCGCGCCGGCCCGCAATGCGCTGGTCCCGGAGGACACCTGCACCGCGAAGTCCGCGATCTGGAAGCCCGCCTGCTGCGCCATGCCGCCGAAGGAGCGGAACCCGGCGCCGCTTACGCTGACGTTGCGGCCGAAGCGCGTGACGATCTGCTCGCCCTTCGCCATGTCGGCGCGCAGGCGGGCGGTGTTGGCCGCAATATCGATGGTCGCTTCGGCGATGGTCGGCATTACTTTTTCCTTGGCCGGCGGCCCTTGCCCGTCGCGAGACCGTGCGCCTTGCTGGCAGCCTCTGCGGCCAGCCGAGCGCGTTCCTGCTCTTCGACCTCAAGCGCATGCAAGGCCATGAATTCAGTCAGTTCCGCGGATGTAAGCAGGCGCCCAAGCTCACGAGGCGTCCTTCCCCAATCTCGACACATTCGGAGGAAGTATCGCCGCTCAGGCGCCCGACTCAGTTTCCCGCGATGGTCTGGCGCTGCTTCTCGCCGAGTTGGTTCAATTCCCAGGCGACATCGGCGATACGACCGATGACGGCACCCGCCTTCTTCGCTAGAGCGGGGATTTGGTCATCGTTGAAGATGCGATTGCCGGCATCATCGCAGATCGTGAACGCGCAGAGCCGCGCGATCAGAGATTGTTTGACCGGCTTCTTGCCCTCATCGGCGAGAGCAACAGACCAGTAGTCTTGCCGCTCCTCCGTCGTCATCATGCGCACCGTGACCTTGGCCCCCGGCCCCCACTCCGGCACATCGACAATGGCCCGCACTAGGTCTTCGGCGGACAGGATTTGATCGGCCGTCAGCATCATGGCGTCACATCGCGCACGACCGCCGCGCCGTCGCCCTTCTGCAAGGTGACGCTCGCCATCGCCATTTCGCCAACACTGCCGGACACGAGCGGATAGGATTCCAGCAGCATGTTGGCCTGATATTCCGGATTGGTGGCGGCGATGGTCGTGTTGACCGGCCGGATGGCGACTGCGAAGGCGGCGGCGCCGACGAGCGGGAATAAAGTCTGCTGCACCTTAGATGTCGCGTGATCCTCATAGAACTCTATCGTCAACGGCGCGTCGAGCAGGCCGGGCAGCCGCGATCGGGTCGTGTCGCCCATTGCGGTGTTGTCCTGCAGTTCCGCATCGTAGGTCCACGTCACGCTGCGGACATGGTCGGAGAGGTTGACCGCGTTGATACTGACGAACGCGTTGGTCAGCACGAAGTCTGCCATTGGTAGGCTCCATCAAAGGGAATGCCGCTAGATGATTCCGACGGCGACGGCGAAGGTGAAGTTCGGCGACGATGACCCGCCGATGGTCCAGTTTATCCGCCAGAACGTGTCGGAGATCGAACCAACAACGGACTGGAAGTCATAGCCGATGGCGTTCTTCTGGCTGAACGTGATCCGGTTTGTCGGCGATGGGAATCCGGATGTGTCGCTCTGGATGATCAGGTCTAGCGTTGGCGTGATGCCGCCGACGGCGATGACATGCAAGCAGGCGTAGAGCCGCTGCGTTGCAGAAACAGCGCCGACTGTGACAGCCGTTCCACTGCCGGAACCTGTCCGGTTCTCGTTGTTCAGAACAAAGCCATTGAATATCCCCGGCGTTCCATCACCGCCCTCGGCCTGCAGGCTGAAGCGCGCCATCTCGCCGACCGATCCATCGATCAGCGGGAAGTTGCCCTCGACCGCCCTGAATCCGTAAGCCTGATCGCCGATCGCAGGTCCATTCAGGACGCTCACCGGGAACGCCGACGCGCCGAGCAGCGCCAAGGCAGCCGGATTGTAGTTCGTTTCATCGGCGTATCCTTCGACGGCGATGGCAGCGTTTCTCAAGCCCGGCAGACGCGAGATCGTCGTGTCGCCGAAAGTCGTGTTGTCCTGCAGCTCACAGCCGAGTTCAAGCGCGCAGGAACTGAGCCGGCCAGAGAAATCGTAACCTCCGATCAGGATGACTTGATTCTTTAGAATGAACTCGGCCATGATTCACTCGCGATAGTTGATCGAGTAGACGGCACCCTCAGCGCCCGTGTCGATGTCGGCTTCGAGATCGATATCCTCGGCATCATCCATAAAAATCGAGTCGATGAAGACGCCAGCGACCGTCGTAGCGTGTAGGCGATTCAGCGAAATCTTCACTTGATCCAGCACCGGCACGGCGTCTTCCGGCGTATGCGCCAGCGCCACGAAGAGCCAGCGGGTCAGCTGCATCCCGGTGTCGGAACCCATCGCCCGGACCGGCCCGCCACCGATCCGCCGATAGACGAGGCACGGCAGCGCCAGGTTGTGCGGCGCCTTGTTCCAATGGATGCGATTGTCGACCAGCGCGGCAAGCGCCGCGTTCGCTTCCAGCCGCATCTGCAGCGCATCCTGAATTGCCATCTCATGCCGCCAGTTTCGCGACCCTGCGGCGCAGTCGATTCGCTATGTTCACGATCTGCGGACCGAGCCGGGCAATGACGCGGTTCACGGCCGCGGGCGCAGCCGCATCGAAGGAGGGTTTCAAGTACGGCCGTCCGCGAACCTGCCCGATCGTCTTACTGCTCTTTCCGCGACCGCTGACCAGCCGATGGCCAAACTCCACGAAATGCCAATAGAACACGTTTTTCGTCGCGCCGACGCTCACGGTCATGTCAGCGCCGTTGCGACCCCGCGGCCGCGCCCGCTTGACGATGCTGGCTCGCAGAGCGCCAGGCAGTCGCACGCGCCCGCTCTTGTCGCGCTTCGGCGGCCAGAACGGGCGCACCGGGGCGCGCCGCTGCGCTTCCTTCCGCAAGACCTCGGCGCCATCCAGCAGCGCGCCACGCAGCGCCTTCTGTGCGACTTCTTTCGGCAGATCGCGAAAGGCGCGCTTCACATCCTCGAGGCCGCGGATCTGGATCGTGATCTCGATCATCCCACACACCGCAGTTCGATCCGCACCAGCTGCCCGCCGATATCGAGCGGATTCACTTCCTCGATCTTCCTCTCCCGCCCGTCATGGACGCAGAGGTCGCCGATGACGATCGGCAGCGGCCACGAGACGCCGTTGAGGCTCGTCGGCGAGATGATGACCTGGCTCACATCACGCGGGACCATGCCGACATATTCTCGCGGCTCAGTCTCGCGCACGCGGGCGCGTATGGTCAGGTCGGCTTCGCCATCGCGCCGGATGATCACTTCCTTCCATGCCGCATCTATCGCCCGATCGAGCGATGCGATCGCCTGCTCAGGGCTCATATGCCGACCGCGTCGACAAACCCTGCGGCTTCCAAGGCAAGTAGCATTGGGTCCTTGCTGCCGTTGGCGCCCGAACCGCGATCGATCCAGTATTGCAGATTCGCCACATCAGGGATGTCTTCGCCCCTGAGCAGCGGGTCGCGCGTGCGGCTGAACCAGTTCCGCTTCACCTCATCGATGATGATGCGTTCCAGCGCGTGCGGAAGTGCAGTCAGCATGACCCAGCCAGCCACATAGACTACAGTGATCGGCGTTGACGATGCCCAGTCCTGCGGGTTGCCGTCGGAATCGATGCGCTGTAGCCACCCAGTCGACGCGATGATCTCATAGTCGGCGCTGGTCAGCGTCGCGCCATCTTCTACAATCGATGTCACCGAAGAAACCGGCCGGCGCGAGACCTGCAATATGGAGTCGCGACGCTCATCCACTCGGAATTTTTCCGTCATAGTCTCCGATGCGAACTCACGGCCGGCCAATTCAACGGCCTTGCCTGATGCCTGTTGGATCAGCACGTTGATGAAGGCATCGCGCGCCGCGTCCACGGTCGTGATGTTCATCTCTGCCTTGACCGTCGCCAGGACCGTCATGTCCTTCGATGTGGCAGGCGTCGTGACTGTGATCCTGTAGGGCAGGATTGGCATTATGGCCTCGGTGTTGCTGGTGCCCCGCCGACTCGTGGGGTGGCGGTGGTGTTAGCGACTCGTGGGGTGCCGGTGGTGTTAGCGCCGCGGCTGCCCGCATCGCCGAACGAACCGCCGCCGCTCGTCACGGCGCCATCTCCAGCGCTGGCACCGGCCCCACCCCAGTATCCGGCGGTCCAGTAGTCCGCGCTAAAGAACCCCGAACCGAAATAGGCCATCAGCTCAGGTCCAGGGTAATCGCCGTTCTGTTCCCGGAAGCATCGACCGTCGCGTTGATGCGATTCTTCGTGTCGCCGAGATCGCGGAAGACTTCAGTCCCGGTGCCGGCGCCAGAGATTTTGCCGCCGAGCGCCGAGGCGAGGAGTCGAAGCATTTGCCGGAACGTGGTCGATCCTTCCACCACATCATCGAGAATCTCGTCGACCGCATCCGCCGCGAGGGCAGAGGCAGTTATTGTGTTGGTCGCCATCGCGCCGACCGAGGCATCTATGCGCCCGCCGACAAGAGCCGCCGGCAAGCGCCCTTGGATATCCTGCGTATCGGTCTCGATGTTGTTGGCCGTTGTCTGCAGGGTGGAGAGCGCGGAAGATGTCGCGAGCCCGCTTTGCAGTTCAGTCGTCAAATCAGCCGCGGCGGCGGCGGCTGTCATCACATTCGCCGCCATCGCGCCGACCGAGGCATCGATCCGGCCTGAAACGAGCGCCGCCGGCAGCCGCGACTGGATGTCCGCGGTGGCCGCCGACAAGTTGCCGATGATATCCGCATTGATCTCATCGCCCGATGTCACCGAGACATTGATACCGTC